AGCAACGCTGCATTCCAGCAAATGGCATTCAGCATTGAGAAAGTTTCCGTAACTGCTCAAAGCCGTGCGCTAAAGGCTGAATACTCACTAGAACTAGCACAAGACCTGAAAGCAATTCATGGTCTAGATGCTGAGACAGAACTAAGCAACATTCTGTCTACAGAAATTCTAGCTGAAATCAACCGTGAAGTTATCCGTACAATCTATGCAACTGCTGTTGCTGGTGCTCAGTATGGTACAACAACTGCTGGTTACTTTGACTTAGACACAGATTCAAATGGCCGTTGGTCAGTTGAGCGTTTCAAAGGTCTAATTTTCCAAATTGAACGTGATGCTAACGTTATCGCAAAGCAGACTCGTAGAGGAAAAGGTAACGTTCTGATCGTTTCTTCAGACGTTGCTTCCGCTATGGCTATGGCTGGTGTTCTGCAATATACACCTGCTCTACAAGCTGATCTGCAAGTAGATGACACAGGCAATACATTCGCTGGATTGCTACATGGACGTATCAAAGTATACATCGATCCATATTTCGGTGGATACACAAGCAACCAAGAACTAGTAACAGTTGGATATAAGGGTACATCACCTTATGACGCTGGTCTGTTCTACTGCCCATACGTTCCTCTACAAATGGTTCGTGCTGTTGACCAGTATACATTCCAACCAAAGATTGGATTCAAGACTCGTTACGGCATGGTAGCTAACCCATTTGCTGAAGGTATCACAAAAGGCAATGGTGCTCTATCAGCACGTAGCAATGTTTACTACAGAATCTTCGGTGTTAAGAATCTGATGTAATTGATGAAGCCACCAAAGAGTGGTGCTTTAAGAGAGGCTCCCAAAAGGAGCCTCTTTTTTTATATAAATACTCCATAAGGAGATAACATGCCGCAATTAATTCCTCAACCACAAAATACTAACTTTTTACAATCTACAAAGTTTGTATTGACTTTTCCCAGAATAAGTAATACTCAATACTTTTGTCAAGAAGTTAATTTGCCTGGCGTATCCACATCAGAAATAGTGCGTCCAACACCTTTTGTTGACCTTTATATTCCTGGTGATAAACTTGTATATGAGCCATTAAATATTACGTTTATTGTGGATGAAGATATGAATTCGTGGTTAGAGATTCATAATTGGTTAAGAGGTATGACTTTTCCAACTGACTTTGAAGAATACAGGAATTTAAAAAATCTATCTTCGGTTTCTAGAAATTCACCAAAACCACAATATTCTGATGGTGTGTTAACAGTATTAACCGCACTGAACAATCCAAAGCTTTCTGTTAAGTTCACCGATGTTTTTCCTGTGTCTTTATCTGCCATTCAGTTTAATGCCACAGATGCCGATACGCCAACCATGACTGCCACGGCAACATTTAGATATTCTTGGTATGATGTCAAAAAAACTTGACAACAAATAATCATCTATGTTATAATTGAAACTGGTTATATTCTATCTTTAATTATTATGGAAAATCTAGAACAAGTATTATCCTTTTGGGAAAAAGACTCTGTTGTTGACGAGACCGAACCTTCCCGTGAGATTATTCGTATTCCAAATCTCCACAGCAAATATCTTAATATTATGACTAAACACAGAATTGCTGTCAAGAAAGCTACATTTGATTATCACAGAATGAAGAAAGTCAAATGGGAATACTATACGGGTAAGATGGATGAAGATGAACTAAAAGAATATGGTTGGGAACCGTTTCGGTTTACCTTGAAATCCGATGTGAATACATATCTAGAGAGTGATGGTGATTTGATTAAACTTCTAGAGAAAAAGGTATATCATGAAGAAGTCGTTGAAGTCTGTACAGCTATACTCAAAGAGTTGGCCAACAGAACATGGCAACTTCGTGAACATATGACACATGAGCGATTTATCCAAGGCGCAAGATAATCTTGCAATCACAAAAAAGAATGAAGTATACGCACACATAGAATGTGAACGTCATCTAGCAAAAGAACTATCAGAATATTTTACGTTCTTTGTTCCTGGTTATCAATTTACACCAGCATTTCGTAATAGAGTATGGGATGGAAAGATACGGCTTTTTGACCTAAGAAGCAATAACATTTATCTCGGACTACTACCATACATAGAGAAGTTTGCAGAAGAACGTGGCTATGAAATTGAGTATGGAGATCCACGACCCGATTTGACTGATGACTTTTCTCTGTACTTAGCCAAGAAGTTCACAGACGAATTAAACCTTCATGCACACGGTAAAGCAATTCAAGCTACAGACTATCAGCTAGATGCTTTTGTTCATGGTATGCGTCATAGGAGAGCATTGTTATTATCTCCTACAGCATCAGGTAAGTCACTCATCATCTATCTTTTTGTACGTCAATTCCTTGACTATAAGGGCCACAAAGGGTTAATTATAGTCCCGACTACATCACTAGTAGAACAGTTATATTCTGACTTTGCTGACTATTCTAGCTATAATAATTTTGATGTAGAAGCAAATATACACAGAGTATATCAAGGTAAAGATAAGTATTCAGAGAAGAATCTGATTATCTCAACTTGGCAATCTCTGTATCAACTACCATCAGAATACTTCGAACAGTTCGACTTTATCATAGGAGATGAAGCACATTTGTTCAAAGCTCAATCTCTCGCTACCATTATGACTTCTTGTACTAATACGAAATATCGTATTGGATTGACAGGCACATTAGATGGTACAAAAACACACAAACTGGTACTTGAAGGTTTATTTGGACCTGTAGAAAGAGTCACTCAAACTAAAGACTTGATAGAAAGAGGTCAGTTAGCAGAATTTGATATTAAGTGTCTTGTGCTTAAACATCCAGAAGAAATAGCTAAAGAATTAAAGAAGAAAGAATATAAAGACGAAATAGCATATTTAATTCAATGTGAAGCTAGAAATCGTTTCATAAAAAATCTAGCACTATCACTCGGTAATAATACATTAATTCTCTATCAATATGTTGACAAGCATGGGAAATTGTTGTATGATTGGATTACCAATGCCAAGAATATAGGCAATAGAAAAGTATTCTTTATTCATGGCGATACCGATGTTAAAGACAGAGAAAATATAAGACAAATTATGGAGGAGGAACAAGATGCCATTGTGGTCGCTTCTTTTGGTACTTTTAGTACCGGCATTAATATTCGCAATTTACATAACATTATCTTTGCGTCTCCCAGCAAATCGAGAATCAGGAACCTTCAGTCAATTGGAAGAGGACTTAGAAAAGGAGACACCAAACAGAAGGCAACCCTCTATGATATTGCCGATGACCTTCGAGTCGGCAAACACATGAACTTCACACTAAGGCATTTCGTGGAAAGAACAAAGATATATACTGATGAAGGGTTTCCTTATAAACTCTACAAGATAGGACTCAAGAATGGAACAAATTAAAATAGTCCGATTAAAGACTGGAACTGATATCATCGGTTATATTAAAGAAGAAAATTATTCTACTTATATTAGAGATGCAATGATTATTGAAATGCATGATGATCTCAGAAATCAAAAACAAATTCTAACTCTGGCTAATTGGGCACCATCTTCAATCATAAAAGTCAATGAATGTGCAATTGGAGACAATGATATATTAACCATATTTGAACCTACTGATATATTCGTTGATCATTATCTAGGTACTTTGAAAACAATATCTAATTTGGCTAAAGCAAAAGAAGAAACTGATAAACTAGACGATGATGAAATCATGAGTATGATTGAAGCAATGGAAGAGAAAGAATACTACACACTTCAGTAATAGGTCCTATTATCAGCATCATTCTGGACATACTCAGTATAACGGTATGTTAAGACCTTGTCAACACTTTTTTATGGTAAACTTATGAGTAAACAAAAACACTATGTCAATAATGAGGATTTTCTCAAAGCACTTGTCCAGTACAAGAAAGACTGCAAAGAAGCCAAAAAGAATAATCTCATTAAACCTATAGTACCAAATTACATAGGTGAATGTTTTATGAAGATTGCAGAAGGTTTGTCACACAAACCAAACTTTATCAATTATCCACACAGAGATGAAATGATTGGTGATGGTATTGAAAACTGTTTGATGTATTTTGAAAACTTTGATCCAAATAAATCAAAAAATCCATTTGCTTATTTCACACAGATTATCTACTTTGCTTTTCTCCGTCGTATCCAAAAAGAAAAGAAACAGTTATATGTCAAATATAAAGCTACCGAACAAGTTGGTATATTAGATGAATATGAGATGATGGAATTTGAAGATGGTACAACAAAGCAGTTTGAACTCTACGATAATATTGCCGAGTTCATAGAAAACTTTGAAGAAGGAAAGCGCAAGAAAAAAGAGGCAAACAAGCCTAAAGGTATTGAAAAGTTTCTTCAGGAGTGATATAATGAAAATTGGATTCAACTGTAGTACGTTTGATTTGTTTCATGCTGGTCATGTTACCATGCTGAAAGAAGAAAAAAGACATTGTGATTATTTGATTGTGGCAATACAAGTTGATCCCACTGTGGATAGACCAGACACAAAAAATAAACCGGTAATGTCCATCTATGAGAGATATGCGTGTGTTTCTGCATGTAGATACGTAGATGAAGTTATTGTATACCACACAGAAGAAGATTTGTTGAATATATTAAAGACTCAGCATATTGATATTCGTTTTCTTGGTGATGAATACAAAACAAAAGATTTTACGGGCAAGCAAT